GCAAGTAAGCGGGTTCACTCTTTAAAGTAATACTAGGAATTAAGGTATTGTAATAACATTTTTTTGACACTCCATACACACTGTGTATAATAATTGTATTATGGCTGTTAGAAAATTTGTAAAAAAATCAAACGGAACAAAAATGTGGGAATCAATGAGTTCCTCCGTTAAACGGAAACCTAAGCAGGAATGGTGTGCTTTTTATACCCCTATGGGTAGAATGGTATCTAAACCAGCAGGTAGGCGCCCTCGCCATATACATCCAGAAGATTGGTGTGCTTATAAGACGCCTTTCAAAGGTAAGGTGAAAAGGAGTTACTAATGCAAGCTATTGAACTAGATGCTCAAGATTATGTCTTTCCAGTAGAGGCAAAAGATTTATTCTCGCACAAAAATATTATTAAGGCTATTCACGCAAGCCAACACACTCAGCGCAATTATGATTTAAGTAAAGAACTTCCCATTGAAGATATCAAAACTATAATCACTGCTGCTACACAGTGCCCTTCAAAACAAAACATAGCATTTTATGACCTACACGTAGTTGTAAATCCTGCTGTCATTAAGTCTATTTATGAGACAACTACTAGTATACATGATGATTCTGGTAACTATGAAACTTTGTCTAACCCACAAGTTTTAGGTAATATGCTGCTTATATTTTCTAAAAAACAAAAACTCACACAAGGCAAACACAAAGAAGTTAGTGAATCTTCTGTTGATTCAGAAGCGCAGAGAATTGTAGAGAACGATACTCATGTAGCTATAGGACTCGCAGCAGGTTATGTAAATTTAACTGCATCTTTAATAGGTTTAGAGACTGGATGTTGTTCTTGTGTAATGAACTATCAAGCACTTAAAGATATGCTTAATATTGATAATGATCCTATTTTATTGATGGGTGTTGGTTATAAAAACACAGACAAAAGTAGAAGAGAACACTCTTTAGCAGGAACTCAAGAACATACTGATAATAAGTGGGTTGAAAAGTTTAATACTTTGAAGAAAGAGTCTATTAAAATTTCATATATAAAATGATAATACAACCTGATCATGAATTATTTGATCATATTTATTGGTTACTATTTACCTCTAGAGGTGACGAACACCATAAAAAATCATACAGCTGTAATATATTATCTGCTATATTAGCTTCTCATTTTTTAAGCGTTACTAAAGATAGTATTTATATAATAGATTCACAAAACCACTCTGTCGTATATGATGGTACTAGTACTTGGGATTTACAACAGGGTATCGTTTTTAAAAACTATAAATATCCCTGTAATACAGGAATACCTTCTGCTACAAGTATACCTACTTTTAGTAGATTTTATAAACAAAATTTATTTGATATGTATTATACTAAAGATTCATTAATGAATACTAGTAATTTATCAGTTAAAAAATTAACAAATATGTAAGGAATAATTATGGCAGTAAAAAAGAAATCAGCAAAACCTACAAACCCTAAACTTTACGCTAGAGTTAAGGCAGAAGCTAAAAGAAAATTTGCAGTATATCCCTCAGCTTACGCAAATGGTTGGTTAGTAAAAACTTATAAATCTAGAGGCGGAGGCTATCGGTAATGGCTAAACCTAGAGGTGGTCTTACCGCTTGGTTTGGTAAAGGTAAAAAGGGTGATTGGGTAAATATTGGTGCGCCTAAGAAGAATGGTAAGTTTCAAGCCTGTGGCAGATCCTCTGCCAAATCAGGCGGTAAATATCCTAAATGCGTACCTCGCTCTAAAGCTAACAGCATGACTGCTGCACAGAGGCGTAGTGCAGTTCAGAGAAAACGTGCAGCGGGAAATCCTGGTGGTAAACCTACAATGGTCAGTACCATGAAGAGAAGGAATAAAAAATAATGCATAACGATAAAACAATTAGAAAAGTTATGGAAATGTTACAAGGAGCTTCAAAAGCCCACGCTGGGCAAGCAAAAATGTTACGTAAAGTGCTGTCTTCCTCAAAACCAAAAGGAAAGAAAAAAGTATAATGGCTCCCCGTATTCCTAGAAAGAAAGGACAGAAAGCTAATTCAAAAAAGCATTCTGATTTATATACAGATGAAAATCCTAAAGGTACTATTAAAGGTTTGGCTTTTTCTAAAGTTAAAGATGCTCGCAGTTCTGTGGCTAAAATTAAAGCTTCTGGCAAAAGTCATGCGCATAAGACGCAAGCGGCAATAGCTATGGAGCAACGCGCTAGAGTAGCAGGTAAGATTACTGCCGCTAGTGTATATAGAAAGTTTATAAACGAGCAAAAGAAAATTACTGCTCGTAAAAAGAAATAAGGAGATTACTATGAAAAATGGACAAGTAAATTGTACAAAAGAAGACCCTAAGAAATTAGGAGGCAAAGGCGCTAAAATGCAGCGTAAAGGATTAACACCAGCGCAAAAGAAACTTCCACCAGCGTTACAAGCAGCTATTCTTAAAAAGCAGAATGGCTAAATGTTAGCTAAAGCTGCTCGTATGGCTTTGCTATCTTCTATCGTATACGAAGATCAGGATTCAATCAATAGTAAACTACTCAAACTAGGACTGAAGGATTGGTCCTGGTTTGATACTGATGGGACCCAAGCAATCTTAATACATACTCAAGAAGAGATTATTATATGTTTCAGAGGAACTGAGCCAGACAAAATGACTGATATTTTAGCTGATCTTAAGGCATGGCCTAAAAGAAGTCGTGAAAGAGGTCTAGTTCATTTTGGCTTTGCACAAGCACTTGATAAAGTATATGATAAGATAAATGAGCGTTTAGAACAAGTCTCAAATAATGTATCAGAAGATGTAAGAGTAATTTGTACAGGACATTCACTAGGAGCCGCGCTTGCTACTTTATGTGCTAGTCGTATTGATGCTCATGAAGTTTATACATTTGGCTCTCCTCGTGTAGGTACTCGATCTTTTGTTAAAGAGATGAATAATGACGGTATTAAGCACTACAGATTTGTGAATAATAATGATGTTGTTACTTCTGTTCCTCTAGCTTTAATGGCTTATCGTCACCAAGGTGACTTATGTTATATTAATCACTATGGTAATATTCGTAAGATGACTTTATGGCAACGAACCAAAGATAAGTTTAGAGGTAGACTTGCTGCTTGGAAAAATAAACAACCATTTGACGGTGTGAGAGATCACGACATAAATGCTTATTATAAAAAGATAAAAAATGTCAGTATACAGAGCTAGGTCATCGTGCCCAGTATGTAATAATTCAGAAGAAGTTTGGTTTTTTAAAGGCAAAGTACAGCCCTTAGATATTGTTGAATGTCCTAAGTGTGAACATTTGTTTGAACCTCAAGATTTCATATCCACTTTCCTAGAATTAAAAAATAATTCCTCTATTTCCTCCAGTCAATTTATAGTTTAGATTGCTAACTTATCATTTTTCGTTTATATTATATAAATAATCAAACAACGGAGAATGAGATGGCTAAGAAAGCAAAAGGTAATAATTACGTATCCAAAGGTGAACGCTCTAGTGTAGCAAAAAGTTTATTGAAAGCTTGCCGCCGAGAATTTCGTTCTGCCGACTCTATGGCTACCTTAATGAATAAACAAGCTGCTTGGCGTGCAGGCAGGCCTGTTACTTTGACAGTACCCAATCCCGACAAAAAGAATACTAAAGAAAGATTCATTAAAGTTTCGGCTAATGAATATTGGGGATATCCACGTCAAATGCAACTTAAGATGAGATCAGCTTAATGCCTGAAGGTCCAGAATGTACTCGTACAGCCCGACAAGTAAATCGGGCTGTACAAGGTAGATCATTAGTTAATATTAATTTTATATCTGGTAGGTACACTAAAAAGTTACCTACTGGTTTTGCAGATTTTTATACAGCACTCGAAGAAGAGCACCTCCCAGTAAAAGGTGTGTTCAATAAAGGAAAGTTCATTTGGTGGGAGTTTGGAGATTTACTACCTATCTGTTACATGTATACTACCTTAGGTATGACGGGAAACTTCAAATTACAACCGTCTAAGCATACCAGAATAGCTTTTTACTTTGATGATGACTCTGCTATTTACTATAATGACCAGCGTAATTTTGGGACTGTTAAGTTTGTTATGGAAGAAGAGGGTCTTAAAACAAAACTTAGATCAATTGGACCTGATATGCTTAATAATCCATGTACTCTTAGTGAGTTTATTCGCATTGCTAGGAATAAACCCAATTGGATGGTGGTTAAATGGTTAATGGAACAGGGACAAATCTCAGGTGTCGGTAATATATATAAGTCTGAGTCTTTGTTTCTTGCAGGTATAGCTCCTCACAGAACTATGACTTCTCTTGATGATGAAGAGTTAGAGAAATTGTACCATGCTGTGTGTAAAGTTCTTACAGCTTCTTATGAATCAGGAGGAGCTACTATCCGTAACTATTCAGATCTCTATAATAATCATGGAAAATATACTAGCTTTCCCTCTAATCCAAAAGAGATGGTAGAAGCAAGGTCTTCAAAAGTGATGGTATATAATCAAACAAAGGATATATATGGACACCCAGTTGAAAGAGTTAAGTTAACAGATGGACGAACAACTTTTTGGTCCCCACATATACAATTCTAGTGGGTTAACAGCATATTTAAATGCTTATATAGTTTATGCAAGGGGTAAAAAAGGCGATTGCGAATCTCAATCACTTACTTTAGCTAGATATTTATCTGCTGTTAGTAATAAAGTTTTTGTTGCACAATGGGAATCAAAACATACCGTTGTCTATCTTAACCATGAATATTGGATTGATATCGCTATAGGACTTGTCTGGAATAAAGATAGAACTAAGTATTATCCGTTGGATAATTTTAACCAAGATGAATACGATTATCAGTATGAGATGTTAGAGATGAACGATGATATGATATTTTTAAAAATTGTTGATGTACATAAAAGTCTGGTTACAGTATAATGGCTTGGAAAAACTATGACCCTAAAGAACAAATGCCCGATCACTATTCTAATCTGAAGCAACACGGGGTAATTATACCTACTACGGATGAAGTAGCGTTTAAACAATATAGAATTTGGCGTTGGTTATATAATAAGTTTGAAGTAGCCGAGAGTCAAGGATTAGAGTGCGGTCTTATACCTCAAACTCCTACTGAGTTTCCTGTAGTTGTGAAACCTGTCTATAACTTAATGGGCGGTAGTATAAACGCTAGCGTTATCCATAATATGGAAGAATATAATAAACTTACTGATCCAGGACTGTGTTGGACTCCTTTTCATTTTGGTGAACACTAT